TTTCAACCAAAGAAATTTGTTCACAGGCTTCAGCGTTATTGTTAGGGATAGAAGGAGTTTCCACCTCTTCAACTTCTAACTCATCTTCGCTAGCCTTAACTTCTTCCTGCTGCTCAGGAGCCTCCTCCGCCATCTTGGAGGCAATAGCCTCTTCGATTTTAGCTTTGACTACCTCTTCTTGAGCTGCAATAGACTCTTTGGTCTTGCTTGCAAAAAGAATAGAAAGTTTTCCTTTGAAGGTGTCGAAAGCCTCATCAGAAGCTTCAACAACCTTCAACTCATCTACGACCAACTTAAGCTCTGCTTCAGTAAGTTCGTATGTGGAGTCAATAAAGTTCATCCGAGAGTTAAATAACTCAACAGCAGCTTGAGCTTCCATCTCAGATTTGAGAGCGGAGAGTTCTGTCTGAACAGCATCAAAAGAGGCTTTCATTTCAGTCAGATCTGCTTCTACCTTCTCACGAGCTTCGGCTTCAAGTTGAACTTTAGATTTCCAGTTTTCGGAATGCTCATTCAGGGCATCACGCATAATCTCGCCAACAGAGCTGGCTTGATCGTCCTTCTTGACTACTGAAGCTACGCTTTCGGCAACTTGTGTCATTAGTGTTTCGAATTGTTCTTTATCCATATCAAAAATATCGAATTTGTTATCTGTTACAGTGGTTTTTCCTTTTAGGGAATTTTTAATAATAATATTATCTTGTTTTGCTAAAGAATTATCAACAGACTTTTTATTTTTTTGTTGTTCTGATGTATAAACTCCTTTAACCCTAGCTGCGGGTTTATATGTTAATGCGGCTCCTAAAGGATAAGTTTCACCATGTATCAGTCGATGAACTGGTGTGCCATCTTCATCTATACCTTTACCGCCAAAGCCTTTTACATATTGCTTAAGCTCCTCCTTCTTTGAACCTTCGGCAACTTCACACTCATCCAATCTATCCGATCCATAGACGACTTTATAGTTCTTAAATGCAAGCTCCCAGCTAGTAGCAATACTCTGATATTCTTCATTCTCTTCTTTCGCGGCTGTTTCAATAGCTTCCGCTAACTCTGGAAAAATATTTTTATAAATTAAACCAGCAGCGTTAATATAAAATGGCTCCTCTTTGTTAACATATGATTCAATAGCATTATCTTTAAAATCATACTCCTCCATAGAGAAAGAAGCATTGATCATGTGGCCTACGATCTTATGCTTCTTGTGTTCAATGTTAATTGGCTTATTGATAAATCTTTTTACGGCTGCTACTGCTGTTTTAGAATCTATGCCATCACCGTTTTTGTTAAATTCGTTGACGAGGGCCAAGTTAAATACTACGGGCAATACATCTACATTCGCGGATGGGTCAAAGTCGTCAGGCAGTAAAGATTTAGCAGCTTCTGCAATAGATCCTTCTGATACTCCAAACTTTTCGTAATCAGCTTCTTTGAGAGCCTTGATGTTGCAATCAAAGCTACTTACCTCAAAATCTTTTAAATCCATAAAATGATATACACTTAAATTTTAGTTGAGTGATATAAAATCGCAGAAGACATGTCATCGAGTTGATGTTTAGATCCTACATCTAGCACATCTGGAGAAACATTTAGTTCAGAAAGATTATCTAAATTTTCCACAATGCTAGATAAAGTCTCGTCCCATTCACCTATCGGCTTAGAGACAATGATTGACTCACAAGCCTGAGAAACTAAATCTTTCCGCTCCTCGTCAAGTTCTTCTAAACCAAACTTAAGGGCAAAGTCGCGATAAGCTCTAAATTCAAATTCGCTAACCATTTGGGTGGCTTCAACAATATGTTTCTTTGAGAAGCTTGAGTTGGAAACTCCTATTGGGCGACCACCAGAAGGAGCTACAGGAGCAGCTTCGGGTTTAGCTTCTGGGGCAGATTCTTCTTCATTTTGGAAAAGGTTAATGCTATTTACTAGAGGTAGGTAATAACCATCTTCCCTCTGCTCTTTAAACTTATCTTGAGCTGAAATTAATTCTTCTGCTTTGGGGAATATTCCATTATGGACAACACTCATACCTTGTTCTGGCGTAAGAACTCCAAGTTCCATCATGCGAGTAGCAAGCTTGGTCATGTCAGAATTATCAAGAGTATCTGTTTTAACAAACTTAACTTCTGGCCAAGAACGCATACCCGCAGCTTTGCAAATACGGCGTACCTCTGGCTGTAGGAAATCTTTAATAAATTGGCTACGAGACTCTTCAAGACGCTGAATGAATATCTTCATCTTAAGTTGTCCATCTGCATATTTGTTGTCTCCAAGGAGAACATTCTGAAGCCCTTCTTGAATGTCGCGGTTTAAAATTTCATATTTTTCCGGTCCAATTACTTTGCGAAGATCAGGAATAACAAAGTCAGCTTTTGTGGTATAATCAGATACAAGAACTCGCCCAACGCTTTGATTCTTGAAAATGTTTTGCATTGCAGCCAATGCTTTATGATTAACCCCACCCTTGTCTGGCTCTGCGCCCATCGTAACTAACAAAACAACATTCTCAATAGAACGAGAAATGGCTTGGTCAATTTTTTTAAGTTCTAGTTTTTTATTGATGTCATCAAGGACAGAAAAAGCATATGGAACAGAAAGTGGCTCATAGTCCTGCTTCTTAGCAAACACAACATGTAATAGATCCGAAGATAATTTAATATAAAGACGCTCAGTAGTAGTGGCGGTATTATTTTGGATTCTTACCTGAACATCTTCTGGCAAAGAGTTATACATCTCAATCTCATGGTCAGTTTTAGGGTCTTTAAGCCTAGAGATCTCATAAGGAGTAAGAACTTTAAAGTATTGGAAGTCGTTAAAAGAAATAGAACCTTTTGTCGCAATATCAGTTGGGTTCATGACCAGATACTTGATTGGAATAGGCACACTCTTAGTCGCTCCATAAGTTTCCAAGATCCTTCCTGTATCAGCAGTTTTAATCTTACCGTCTAAACGATACATGAAGACGTTACCTGAGCGGTAGTATTCGCGGAAATATTGTGACTTAATATCGTGGATTTTAATTCTTTTAAACCAAGCGTTCACGAAGTTCCTAGCTTTTGCAGAACCCCCTTCTAAAAACAAATCAGAATCAGCGAAGTCAGAGAGCATGTCAATGGTACTTCTAAATGCTGGAACATTAAAGTAAGCCTTCTGACATAATTGAATAGCGTCACGGACATCCACAGAGTCACGAGAGTAATCAAACGGAAGAAGTCCATCGTCGATATTTTTAAATCTATTTTTTGTATAGCTTTGAGAAATACTATTGGTTCTTGAACCTGAGCGTTTTGTTGGCTCAGAAAGACGAGAAGCAGTAGTTTCGTATAGAGACTCTCCAACTAACTCTGGAGAAAATTCCTCTGCTAAAGACTGATTAGTAATGTCTTCTAAATTGTGATTGGGGACGTTGCTTTTAAACTTATTCCAATATTCAGACCGTTTTGTATACTTACGCTTTGCCATGCTAACAATTGTTACACTAAAGTTATAAAAGTTACTTTATAACTTTTCAAATAGTAAACGGTATAAATGTAGCGGTAGGTTTTTTCTCAGGTTTAACATGCAGAGAGTCGAAATAAACTTTAGCGAACCAATTACCTAGAATCAAAGCAGAATAAGAGTCTTTACGTGCTCTATTCGGTCCTTTTTGTCTTCGGATGTTTTGGGGTAGGTTAAATGACTGCGAGCCTTGGGGGTTTGTGGTAACCTCAATGTTAGCGCATTCTGACTTTGTAAGTTCAATGTTGCTTTTTTGTTGATCAAGAAGGTCTATCATTTTTGCTCCTTTGGAGGTAGCTGTAATTTTATTATCCCACTTTATTTCATCAATAGGTAGATTCTTTTTCCTTTGCTGGTCAAAGTGATCGTCCACTGCTCTGGAAGCAAACAGTATTCTTTTATGATCTATAGCCGCTTGTAACATCTCATTGCCACTTCTAATCCAATTAACTGTAGGTTTTCTTAAGATGCAGTATTTTCTTTCTTTCTGATTATATTGGTTCTTAAAACTAAGTATATCGTTATGCCATTGATCAGGTTTTTCTAAGTCCACCTCTATAACTCCAATATCAACCTTAGCTTTTTTAAACAATTGGCTTTCATTACAAGAGTTAATAAATTGAACTCCTCCATTGTAGTCACCGCATATACCAACAATGTTAAAAGATTCTATGAGATACAGGAAGTACTTCATATGGTCTTTTAAGGACACTCCAGCCAAAGCATAACTATGAACAAGACAAACCTTCTGCTCTTCCCTCAGAACCTTAAATACGTGCATAGCGAAGTGGTCAGCACTTGTGTTACCCGCCCAGTTAGGGTCAAAAGCAAGTAAGTAGTCATCACTTGGGTTCCCTACGACTTCAACAGCAGGAAATTCTCCATCAGCAATAGTGCAAGCTGCCATCTTAGATAATCTAAAGTAGCCATCACTCTCGTCTACAAATTGAGCACCAAACTCTCGTTTGAACTGCATTTCGGACATAGTTTCTTTCGCTTGTTTGAGTAGGTTTTGATCGTATAATCTAGTAGGAGCACAATCATAACTTAATTGCATTATTAATCTATAAGCATCATCAGCAGCTTGCTCTTCTTCATCATCACTTCTATTTAAATCAAATTCTCCAAGAATAAGTCCCTCATACTTTTTGTATAGTTTGAACATATATTCAAATTTGAAGGATGGAGATGAAAGTATTATAAGTTTGTTATTGGGCCATACATACCTCTCATTCTCTTTCAGCTCGCCCTTGTCGATTAGGCGGGATTCTAGTTTATGTAGTTCCTCCCTTTCAATAGGGTTCTCTACAACTCCAAGGAATGGTATGATAACTTCATTGAATATCTTTTCTGGTATTGTTAAGAACTCATCTAACACTATCCTATTAAATCGAAATCCACGTAATCGTTCTCCGTTAGCTAGC